CACGTCTGGGGCGCTGCCGTCAATCTCGACGACATCGCCCCGGGTCACGTCGCGCACGTCATCCCAGCGGCATGTCAGGCGCGGGCGGGTGCTGTCCAGCTCGTACTCGCCCAGCTCGGCGTTGAGGTACGGATCATCGAAGATGCCACGGATTCGGCGCTCGCCGCCATCCTGCAGGCGCACGGTGACCCAGGTGGCGAACTCGTCCACCTGCAGGAATGCGTCGAGGTCTTCCCAGGCGTGTTGCGGCATCTGCTCGCCCTATTCAGCGGGCCTTGCCGGTCCGTGCCTTGGGAGCGGCAGTCTCCGAGGCGCTTTCCTCCGGTTCGGCATTGCTGGCCAGCTCCGTGTCCTGCTTGGAGTTCTCCACACGCACAGCCTTGCCCTGGGCAATCAGCATGCGAGCGTCTGAGGCCAGAACCTCCACGGTCTGACCAGGCGGCACGACCAGGCCTTCAATCACGATTGCCGAGGTCACTTCGATGACGACTTGTTCTTCCATGTCATTCTCCTTGTTCAGGACCGCCCGGCAGTCGTGCCGCCGGGCGGCATCTTGCCTCAGCTCTTGCGACCCAGGCAGAACGACTCGGTGCGGCGCACCGCAAAGTCCACGTCCTGGAAGACAACGATGCGCAGCCGGCCCGACTTGCTGTTGCTGTACGGATCGACCGTCAGATCCAGGCCGCCCCACGCCGCCACCAGCAGATCGGCGAAGTTGCCCATGATCACATCGCCCTTGTTCACCTGGTTGGTGATCTCGGTGCGGTAGCCGTTGACGGTGTTGCCCGACTCCCAGATCGTGCCAGCCACACCCTCGTGCTTGAGCGCGGTCTTTGCATAGCCCCGGAAGCCGGCCTCCGAGACGTAGGCCATCCCGCTCACGTCGGCGTTGTCGACTGCGATCTGGGTTTCCATCTCCACCAGCTCGGCAAACGTCGGGCGCTCGGCCTTGAACTGCACGGCGTTGATGCCGGTCTGATTCGTGATGCCGCGCGGCTGCTGGTCACTGCCAGTGCCGTAGTAGCCCGCCTTGTCGATGGTCAGCGCCAGCGCCTTGGCCAGGTCCGCACGCACCAGCGCCTCGATGTCGATGGACGACTGCATCATCAGCTTGCGGGTGATCTCGGAGTACGCTGCCACGGTCTTGGGTGACAGGCTCACCTGGCCCAGCTGAAGCGCCTGCTCGGTGGCGTCCTGGTCCTCACCCACCCAGTAGCCCTGGGCTGCTGCCACCTGTTTGGGGATGTCCACCGTGCCCACCAGGCCGCCGGCGACCGTGCCCAGCTGCATGATGGTGGCGCGGTTGCGCAGGATGTCGATAAACGACGACGCCAGCAGCGTGTTGGCCACCAGATAGCCGCCCGTGTCACCAGTGGCGGCGCCCGTCTTGGCGGTGTTGAGGGCGCGCGTCAGCACGTCCGCCGGGATGGCAAAACGCTCGCTGTCGCGGGCGCGTTTTTCGGCGGCAGCGCGTGACGCTTCGAACTCGAACGCCGCCTCTTCCTGGGCGCGGCGGCTGGTGGGCTCGGCCAGCGCACGCACAACCTTCAGAAAGCTGAAGTTGCGCACCTCCTTCTCGGTCAGTCCGATGTCGGCGTGCTTCATCTGCTCGGACAGCGGCACCTGATGGCGGCCGTTGATGTGGTCGAGCAGCTGGCGCTGAAAATCAGCGACCGAGACGCCGTCACGGGCTGCATCACGGGCCAGCTCAGGCGCGTGGTACTGCTCGCCCATGTCCATGATGGCGCGCACGCGCTGGCGCTCGACCTCGGTTGCGCGCGTGCTGGCGTGATCCGCCGTTTTCTCGGGCGCCGGGGCGTTGGTGGCGACCTTCTGGCCGCCGGTGACTGCTTCAGGCATGTCAGTAGTGTTCCTGGTGTTGGGTTGTTGCTGCGCTTCGGGCGCGCTCGCGGCGCCTGGCGCGGCAGGTGAATCAACATCCATCGAGCGCCCCACGCCGACAGATGTGTCGGCAGGCACGGAGACGATGGAGATCTCGAACGGCTCCCACTTGGTGATCGTCCAGGTATCCTCCCCGTCCTTGATCTCGGTACGCTCCGCGTCGATGATGCGATAGCCAACCGAGACATGGCGGCGGATGCCGTCTGCGATGTCCTGGAAGATTTCCTCGGCTCGCGCGCTCTTGCCAAAGCGCACGACAGCCCGCCCCCGGCGGTCTGCGTCGATGGAAACGGTTTCTACGACCCCGATCTGTTTTTCCCAGTCGTGATCGAGCAAAAGGGCTGCGCCGTCGTTGAGGCGCGTCATCACCACCGCCTCTGGCGCGTGGCTCAGGATCTCGGTGCCGTACCAGCGCTGCACGGGCGCTTCGCTCGAAAACGCCAGCTCCACCGTGCGCGCGTCCTGGTTGACCGCACCCACCTGGGCCGAGCGAAACGCACGCGCGCCGTCGCGTGCCCGGATATCGTCAAGCGTTGCCGGCATCGGCAGCGTCCTCCTGGTTTCCGGCCCGGGGCCGGGATTGCTTGGCCGTCTCGGCCATCACGGCCGCCTGCAGGTTCTTGTCGAACACGGCCGACTTGATGAACTCTTCGGGGATGCCCGCGTCGCGCATCTCCTGGATGTCGCTGGCGATCTCGCGCCACACGTCCGACGGATCGCGCCCCTGCTCGCGGATGATCTGTCCGGGCGACATCAGGAGCTGATTCTTGGCCGCGACGGCTGCCTGGATGTCAGACTGCGGATCAATCCACGCCCAGCGCCGGGGCTGCCAGGCCACCTGTGCATAGCGCGCCAGCCGCTCGGGCTTCAGTGCCTTTCCCTTGACTCGGATGTGTCCGCCCAGCAGCGCCCTGGGCAGCCACGCATCAAAGACGGGCTGCACCAGGCTTTCGATCAGCCACTCCTGCAGCTCCTTCCACCATTCGCGCTCATCGAGCGTTCCTTGACGGATACTGGAGAAGTTCACCCCCTCAAGGTCGTTGGCCAGGTTGTTGTAGAGCACGCCGAACCCGGCCGCGATGCCGCGCAACATCGCCTTGTTGAAGCTGGCAAACTCGTTGGCCGGAAACTGCGGCGCCCATTCGCGCAGCTCGGCACCCGCCGGCAGGAACATGAACTCGCCGGGCTGCGTCTCCAGCGGCATGTGCATCGCCTCGTCCTCGTCGTACTCGGGACCGAAGCCATCACGCCATTGGAGCGCGCCCATCTTGGATGCGCCCACGCGCGCATTAACGACGGCTGCATCCTCGAAGCCCGCGAGCTGGCGCATCCGGAAAAGCCCCGTCGCCATCCACGGCAAGCCTCGTTTCTGCCCCGTAAACTCGGGCAGGAAGCCGTGGATGATCTCGCTGGCTGGAACGCGCAGGCTGTCACGCCGGCTCTGGTTGTACCCATAGGCGTCCTCGCCCTGGTCATCAGCAAAGTGGTACGCCAGCGGCCGGCCATACTGGTTGAATTCGATGCCAGCACGAATGAACCGCCCTCCAGGCAGGTCGTTCTCGTCATGCTGCGGATTGCAGCGCTGAGGGTCGAGCATCTGCAGCGCGATGCCGAACGGGCCTGCGTCGGCACCGAAAACCATGCGAAACATGAACTCGCCGTCGACCACGGCCGAGGCCACTGCTGCGGCCTGCAGCGCGCGCCAGGACTTCATGCCAGCCACATCGCACGAATCCCGCCGCGCCCAGAGGGCAAACGCATCCTCGATGGCGGCATTGGCATGCGTGTCGAGCCGACCATCCTCGCCCCGGCTTTGTGCCTGCAGAAGCACCCCGCGAGGGCCAGCCACGTGCGTGCGAGCCAAGCGCACGAAGGCGCGCGCATAGTCGTTGTTGCGCGCCTGTTCGCGCGCCCGCGCCACCAGCACGCGCTGGTGTTGGCGGATGATCACGTCAGCCTTGGCTGGCGTCGTGGTCCAGTCGGCGGCCAGCCGGTCAATGCGCGATCCGTCAAAGAATCGAGCCCCCGCCCGCGAAGGCGCGCGACCCTGTGGTCGCTTCCCCACTTTCGACGGGCTGCGGTCAGCGGCTTGCTCCGCCTCATGGGGCAGCGTGCGCCGCCTGAAAAGTCCTGTCAGACCCATTACCGGAACGCCACCCGGGCGACGCCAAAGAGCGTGCCATTACGCGCGGCCTTCGCGCGCTGCAGCTCCATGCGGTAACGGTCACGCAGCTTCAGCAGGTCCGCGATGGGCGTGCGCCTCAGCTCCCGGTTGTTGATACGGTACTGCTCCTGGTCGAGCGTGGCCCGCTTTTCCAGGACCGCCTCGATGGCGTCGAGCACGCGCTGCACGTGCGAGCGCGCGTCGTGGCCGGCTGCGAGCTGCGCAATGTCCGGTCGCACCGTGACCGTGCCGCTATCGATCTCCTCGATGTCGTCGCCGCGCTGCGCGCGGACGCTGACGGCGTATTCACCGTGCAGCCACTCCCGGGTAGTCGTTGCAGGGACGTGCAGCAGGTGATTGCGCCCATCAGGCACAGCGTGCAGATCGATGACCGACGGCCCGCGCAGCACCACCGACAGGCGCCACTCGGGCGCCGGGTACGCGGGCTGCACCACCAGACGCCTGAGCGTCAGTCCAGCCTGGATGCCGTTCGGGAAGATCTCTGCCATGTCACCAGGAATTGATCCAGCCGCCTCGTCTGCGGGCCGGGGTTGCGCGGGTTCTGCGGGGTGCAGTGTTGGCAGGCGAAGCCTCCTTTTCCACTGGTGGTTTTTCCCGTGCCGGCATCGATGCGACGGCGCCACGATCCGCCCGACCCGTATCGGCCGACGCATCCCCGGTAGGCGCATCCGGCATGCTCTGCGCCTCGGCTGCTGCCTCACGCTCCTGCGCATCGTCTGTCGTGCCCCTGCCGTCTCCAGCCCGAGCACTGCGGCGCACGGCTGTCGCCTGCTCGATATCCTCCTCGGTCAGCCCCAGGCGGCGCGCGGCCAGCTTCAGCGACGGATTGGTGATCTTGAGGGCAGCGAGCGCGTACACGCGGCAGTCCAGTGCCTCGTTGCGCTCGACCGTCTTGTGCCACTCTCGCACGGGGAAACCCCGCACGTAGCGCATCGTGAGCTTCTCGGCCGTGATCTGCCGGAACCACTCAGCCCCTCGCCCCTCGGGCACGTGGCAGTAGCCCGGGCCCGGCGCCTCGACGGCCAGCCGCCGCATCACCACCAGCTTGGCCTCATCCACGCCCACCGGGAAGAGATCGATGCGCCGCCCGCGCTTACCGCTACGCTTGCGCGATGGCGACCCGACAATGGGCCTGCCCCAGCCCGCCACCCCCTTGATGCCGAAGATCCGGCGCCCCGCCTTGCCCTTGAGCCAGTCATACGCCGACTGGGTGTAGCCCGACGTGCCCCCCGTATCGACACAAGCCGCAGAGATCGGCAGCTGGGCGCCGGACTCGTGCTGCCAGCTGCGCCCCAGCAGATCGTCCAGATCATCCCAGACATCGCCCTGTAGCGGATCGCCCCACAGCACCTGGTAGTCGACGCTCCAGGACTCCTCGGCAATCCCCCAGGCAACGATCTCCACCTCCAGGCGGTCCAGTTGCATGTCGACGCCAGCCGTCAGCACCAGCCCACCCATGGGCACGGGCGCGGCAAACGGCTCGATGCGCTTCATCAGCGTCTCGGAATCGGCCTTCTCGCCCGCCTCTTCCCAGGTCTCGGCAAGCGAGACGTTCACAAACGTCTGCAGATCGCCCGAGGCCTTCTTGTCCAGGTAGCTGCGCACGATGTCCCGCAACCGCCGGAACGTCGAGTACATCTCGCTCAGGTGGTAGCTCGCGTGCCCACGGAATGGCCTGCCCGCCTGCCACCGGCCAGCCCGGATGGCGGCCTTGCGCATGCCATCGTCCCAGAGGCTGCCGCAGTGCGCGCAGGTGTAGCGCGCCGTCTCCGGAAACTGCTCGGCCTGCTCGTCTCCCTTGCCCTGCCAGGTCACGTTGTCCCACCTCAGCACCTGGTATTCGCCACAGTCCGGGCACGGCACGAAGAAGCGGCGCTGGTCGCCTGCCTCGAATGCCCCCTCAATGTAGCTGGCCCCCTTGAGTGTCGGCGTGCTGATCTCCAGGAGCTTCTTCTGGTCCCCGAACGTCGCTGCCCGCTGCCAGATCAGCGACACCGGGTGCCCCTCGGCCGTGACCTCATAGCCGTCGACCTCGTCGACCACGATGATCGGGGCCGAGCGCCCCCGCATCGTCTTTGGCGACCCAGACCAAGCGAACATGAGGAATCCGCCCGGGTACGATTTCATTGTGCTGTTGTTGACGCCGTCACGCCCTCGCGGCTTGGCCAAGCGCTCCTGCAGCGCGCGGTTGGCATCCACCATCGGCTGGAACTTCGTGTTGAGCCACATGAGCAGATCCGTCTCGGATGGCTGCATCATCATCTGCGACGCCGGGCGTACAGCGATGTGATAGCCCTGCCCGCACAGCGCCAGCTGGGTCTTGCCCACCTGAGCCGCCCACATCAGCGTGATGCGCTCGCACTCCGGATTGATCAGCATGTCCAGCGGCTCGCACTGGTACGGCGCGTTGTCGAATCGAATCATGCCGGGCACCGCGTTGCCACTCGGGATGCGCACGTGCCGCTCGGCCCACTGACTGGGGGTCAGGTCCGGCGGCGGC